ATAAGACTGTTTTGCGATTTCTGGTTGGAGTTCAGCAGCGTTTTGGAAGGTGCTAATGTACTCTTTTTCGCCCGTAGAATAGGCTTCTTTGAGCTTTTTATGCTCATCCATTACGCGTTTAGCAAGATTAATAGCCTCTTGTTGCTCACGTATTGCAGCTTCTTTCTCACGGCGCTCCTCGTGCCAAGCCCGTTTCATCTTGTCGATACGTTCTTTTACACGTTTAGAGTAGTCTTCGTGGTTGTCTTTTTCTAATTCATCGACTTCTTCTTTAGAAAGAGGAGGTTCCGCAAACTTATCGTCGGGTGGAGTGTCATCTTCAATTTCTAATGAGAAATCGCCACCTTCTGACAGTGTATCTACGGGTTTACCCTTAATTTCGTCGGGGAATTTAAATTCTTCTTGGTCTAATTCAGCCATAGTGGTTCTCCTTAAATGAACTTACGTTTAATGCCACGTGGATCGTCAACTACCGCTTCCACAGAATCATCATTAATAATGCGGAACTCCCGATCATGAATAACTAAACGGGTACCAGAGTTAGGACGAACTAGAATAAAGTCGCCTTTTTTGCACCATGGTCCATTTGGGAATCGCGTCTTATCTTGATAACAATCCGGCCCTAAGTCCACTACGAATAGCACTGTAGTAAGTAACTCATCATGCCGACGGGTTTCGTCAGACTTGATAATGCCGCTTTCAAAGGCTTCTTCTGCTTCGGGAATTGCGCAAAGAATCCTATAACCTTGCGGCTTAGGTAATTGCTTGCCCTTTTCCTCTTGCGTCTTAGCCATTAAAGCGCCAAGGTCTACTGCTTGTGATAAATCAATACTACTCATCAGAGTTCTCCAGATTTTTAGCAAGGTCCAACAGGTAAGACTCTGCGGTGAGAAGACCTCGAATTTCACCACAGATAGCGCGGTATTCCGCGTAATCTTTAGCTGACGCACTGGAAACGGCTTCAGCTAATTGAGAGCGCTTATCTCGATATTGCCTAAGCAATACTTCTAGCGTTTGGTCCATCATTTATTGGATTTCTCCTTTTTAGTCTCGGTACGAGCCCGATCAATTTCTGCCTTTTTATAGGCAATGTCAGCACCAATACGTAACCCTTCAAGCTTATCTTTCGACTCTTGTTGGGCTCTGTCTTTGGCGGCTTTTGCCCCGACTTGCATTCCAGCAATTTCTTTTTGGGCTGCAATACGAGACTCTTCAACACGGATTTGGTCAGCTTTCGCTGCCGCATCAATTTGAAGTTTTTGCTGCTTAAGTTGCAGATCCTGTTGCTTAATTTGCAGTTCTTGCATTTGCATTTGGATCAGTGGGTCTTGCGCCGCTTGGGCGTTTTGCTTAGCCTTCTCTTCCGCTTGATTCTGTCCGAGAAGTTGTTGTGCAGCTTTCGCTGCGAGTTGCGAGACGCGAACCTCAATAGCTTCTGGGATTCCGTCTTCGTTGATTTCGTCTGTGGTTGGCAACTCTGCACCCATTAGTTGCTCCATCTGTTTACGGTATTCGTAACCAAGATGTTCTGCAATATGAGCTTGCATAGCTGCACCGATTTGCTGTGCCATAGGACTTTGACCAACCAGACCCATAATCTTAGGATCTTGCATTGCACCCATGTGTACTGCAATATGGGCTTGATGGTCTTGGTAAAGGAAAGCTTTAACAGGCTTCATTACAAGAATGTTTTGATTCTCAGTAATTGGATCTGCTGGCTTCTTATCCTCTTGTGTAGGCACAAGCTTTTGATAATTTTTGATCCCCAACACGTCTAACATCTGCCGATGCAATAGTGGCAAGTCATACAGCTGCGGTGCAGTTTGCGCTAGTTGTAAAGCAGCTTGATACTGCACTACTTTTTGCGACATAGTTGCCGCATTGGGGTCTGATACTGGAATAACGTTTACTAAGTCGTAGTCAGACTTTTTAGCTTTGCGGCTACCTTCTTCTGGCTCAAATGTGTATTCTTCTGGCGTGTACTCAGCAATGATGTTCTTTAATAGCTTGAACTCTTGCTTCATCGAATAGTGAATACGTGCTTGAACCGCACTCATCACTTTTAATGTACGCTCAAGGATTGCTAGCGTCGTACCAACTGGGGAGTTAGCAGACATGTCGCTAACTTTCATATCTGCTGCCGCAGCAAACCGGCGACCTTCGTCAATGATCTGATTCATCAACTGATACAAGGTCTGGCTTGGCTCTTTATATGGAAGAGGCAGGATGTTATCCCGCATGGTTCCGCTTGGCACGTCTACATCACGGAACTCGCCTGGGGCTATCGGGGTGTCGTCGCCTTTGACTCGCAGTCCACGGGTCTTAAAGCCACCTGGCAGATTGCTAAGTGTTCCTGCATCAACCAACTGGCGGAGGATACTAGTACCTGACTTAGCAAAAGCCCCGATAAGATGAATGAGACCAAAATGATAAAACCCAAAACCAGGAATGTAACCGTAGTGAACAAAGTGGTTACGCTTTGCGTTAGTTTTGTCATCAGGTTGCCAATTTCTTCGAATAGCAAGAACATTTGAAGTTCCTTTCTCGATAGTCACAACGTAAGGCAGCCCAATACCTGTTGGCTTGCCTTTCTTGTCCTTGTGCTCGTACCCAGGAATGTCCAAGTTGACGTGCATCTCAAGAACTTTGAAGCGATCATCCGATGTTGCACGGAATCCCATCTTCTCTGCAATCTTTTTCTCTACTTCATCTAGTGTATTAACTGGATCACCGAGGTCAACATCACGATAGAAGCCCGCAGCTTGCAGACGCAACAACTCATTCTTAGTTTTACGCATGACATGGGTCACACGATCCGCAGTATCAAGATTACTTGCGCCATATGGCACAACAATGTCTTCTGCTGGTACAAATATAGAGGCTTGACGGTCTAATGCTGGGTCAAAATACACTTTTTTGAACGCATTACCTGCTAATCCCAAGCCCCACAACATTCTTTCGTGCTCTGGACGGTATTCTTTCATCACATCCGTGAGCTGGTAGTTCATATCTTCTTTGACACGCTCAGCTGCGTCTTTTTTCTCTGGTGTTTCTTTACCAATAATCTCAATTTTGACTGGGCCAGCTGCTGGAAACGTTTCCATCATGGTTTCTGACTGGAATTTAACGAGCGCTTCGCTCATTAGTGGGTGATACACACCACATGCGCCTTCCCAAGGCTCTGCTCTTTCCTCAATCTTCATACCCAAGAGCTCTAAGCCGTCGACGTAAGTCTGCATCCAGTCTTTACGAGCACTGATGTCGTCTTCAAAGTCACTAATTAAGTCAGATGCTAGCTGTTGAAGCTGATTCTCATCAATATACTCAGCTAAGTTAGCGTTAAAGTCATCTTCTGACTCTTGCTCAGGTTTAATTTCTATACTTATGGGGCCAACTGTAAGTTCAACTGATTCCGGATCTTCAATAGCAATCTCAATAGGCTCGCTTTCTTGAGCAAGTTCATCCATACCCAGAGGGGCTGCATAAAGACCTTTTTCAATCGCCATAATTTATCCTTAATAGTAGGGCTGTTTCCTACGAAATCCTATTGGTTCATCTTCTTCATCTGATTCCAGACGAATAAAACCCCCACGCCTGAATCTTAACAGGGCTTGGCTCATGGAGTCCACTAAGTCGTCGTGTTCACCCGACGGAAAGCTCGCAACTTCTTCAACTAACTCATCTGCCCAGCGTGTTCCAGGTACCCATACTCTACCAGATGCAAATATATCCGCAACTGAATTTAAACGAGAGATTTTGTCATTACCTTTTGATGGAGTGTACTCCTGTACTGGTAGTCCCATTGCTCTTAACTCAAATACTAGTGGTGCTCCTGACGCTTTTGCCTCAACTATTAAGCTATCTGGGTTCCATTCTTTGTATTCTTCTACTGCTTTTTGCTTTAACTCAGGGAACTCCATACGTCTTTTAAACGAATTAAGGGCAATAATGTTTGCCTGAGGGCGCCCTGTATCGTCATCTTGGTAGAAAACTCCCCACGTTGTACACGCAGAATAGTCAGCTCGCTCGGTTTTAAGGAAGGCTGTATCCCAAGACTGGATGATGAACTCACATGGGGGTGGGGTATCTTCTTGCCAGTTCTTCCACCACTCTCTTTTAATAATTGCAGAGACTTCCGAGGTCGGATTCTGCATATACTGCGCCATCCACTTAGATACTGGGAGCTCCTCCCG